TGCTGAAATCACCAACCGCGAAAAGCATATGATTCCACAGAATCACACAGTTATCACTGTGTGTGATTGGTGCTGGTGTCAGTATTTAAGGAGGGGACGAAAATGAATTTATATGAAATCTTAATGGCTAACCTTGGATTGTTATTATTTGAAGCCTTTGTATTTGGTGCAATTGTAGCCATCTTAGCAGTTATGGCGATCAACGAATACAAAGCCCGGAAACAAGCCAATGAATACGATGAGCCGCCGATTCGCCGGAAGGCGTTCAATCAAGCTAATTTGGTAGGCTGGAAAGGCGTGCAGCATAGTGTGATTATAAAGGAAGTAAAGCAATGAGAAGAATAAAACGCATTGTCGAAAGGAGGTGATTAAATTGCAGAATTGTACAACGTGCGAACTTCGGGACTATTGCATTCCGGATGAATGCCAAAAAGAAAAAGAGCCGCTGAATGCGCCAACATTCAACAGCTCAGAAAACTAACTTAACTATAGTATACCATAAGGAGAAAACAATGGGAAATAGCGTGAAAATCAACTCTTTAGAGTTTGAAAATGTAAAACGCGTCAAGGCCGTGCAATTAACACCAACAGCTAATGGCTTGACTATCATCGGCGGTGATAATCGCCAAGGCAAAACTTCTGTATTAAATGCCATCGTGTGGGCACTTGGGGGCAACAAATACGCGCCGAGCAATCCGCACCGAGAGGGCGCATTGACTGAGCCGGCTCTCCATATTGAACTTAGCAATGGCATCATTGTGGAGCGTAAAGGCAAAAATAGCAGCCTAAAAGTAATTGACCCGGAAGGGAATAAGGCCGGGCAATCCTTATTAGACAGCTTCATTGAAGAATTGGCATTAAATTTGCCAAAATTCATGAATGCCAATAACAAGGAAAAGGCAAACATTCTGCTCCAGGTTATTGGCGTAGGTGATGAATTGGCTGCCTATGAATTGCAAGAAAAACAGCTGTTTAATCAACGCCTTGAAATTGGTAGACTTCACCGGCAAAAGGCTCATCATGCTGAGGAATTGCCATTTTACCCGGAAGCCCCAAGTGAGCCGGTCTCTCCAATGGAATTGATTAAGCAGCAGCAGGACATCCTTGCTCGAAATGGTGAGAACCAACGCAAAAGAAATAATTTAACCCAATATCAGCAACAACATGCAATGCTTAAGGAACGCATTGAGAGCAAGAAGGAAGAACTGCTCAAATTAGAAGCTGAATTGGAAGAAGTTGCTAATAACTTATTGACTGCACAAGCTATGGCGCAGGATTTAGAAGATGAATCTACCGCTGAAATTGAAGAAAACTTGGCCAACATCGAACTCATCAATGCCAAGGTCAGAACCAATGCCAATCGTGAATTGGCAGAGGAAGATGCTAATAAGTTAAAGGCTGAATATGACAGCCTGACCGAACAGCTTGATGAACTGCGAGATAAGCGCACAGCCTTGCTTGAAGGTGCAAACTTACCACTGCCGGGCTTATCGGTTGTAGATGGAGAACTGACCTACAATGGCAGTAAATGGGATGCCATGAGCGGTGCCGATCAATTAATTGTAGCCACTGCCATTGTGCGACAGCTTAACCCGGCATGTGGTTTTGTGCTCATGGATAAGCTCGAACAGATGGACTTGACCACATTGAAGGCCTTTGCTGAATATTGCGAACAGACTGAGTTGCAAGTGCTTGCTACACGCGTCAGTCAAGGTGATGAGTGTGCAGTTATTATTGAGGATGGATATAGTAAGGCTGCCATTAACAATAAGGAATGGAAGGGAGGAACCTTTTAATGTTTACAATCACAAAAGGCAAATTGCAAAAGCCCTTGAAAGTGGTGCTATATGCACCGGAAGGAATTGGCAAGACTACATTTGCATCACAATTCCCTGACCCGGTGTTTATCGATACTGAAGGCGGCACATCTCACTTAGATGTTAACCGTCTGCCACGACCCACAAGCTGGGCCATGCTCATGGAAGAAATTAAATATATCAAGGAACATCCGGAAGTGTGTCAGACGCTTGTAATTGACACTATCGACTGGGCAGACCAGTTATGTGTGGCTCATATCTGTGCACAAGCCAATGTGAACTCAATCGAATCCTTTGGCTATGGTAAAGGCTATGTATTAGAAGCGGAAGAATTCGCCCGGATGCTCCACCTCTTAGATGATGTTATCAACGCCGGTGTCAATGTAGTACTCTGTGCACATGCGATTATCCGGAAGTTTGAGCAACCGGATGAATTCGGAGCTTATGACCGCTATGAGCTTAAGATTGGCACTAAAACTGGAGCAAGAACGGCTGCACTCACTAAAGAATGGTGCGATATGTTATTGTTCGCCAACTACAAGACCATTGTGGTGAAAGACAATAATAGCAACAAGGCAAAAGCCCAAGGCGGTCAGCGTGTTATGTATACATCGCATCATCCGGCGTGGGATGCTAAGAATAGATTTAACTTACCGGATGAGCTGCCTTTTGAATACAAATCAATTGCTGCTTATGTGCCGGCTAAGATTAATCAAAAGGCTGCGGAATCGGAACTGCAACAAGCAAATCTGGAAGTCGCAACAACACCGCTGGAAGAATCACAAGCCATTTATCATCCGGCTATTCCACAGGCCGTGCTGGATATGCTCAACAAGGATCATGTGACGCTTACCGAATTAAAGCAAGCCGTAGCTGATGCGGGCATCTATCCTTTTGAAACTGAATTTGAAGCTTATGCACCTG